ATTACCTTTGTAGTTGACGATGAATGGAAAGATTTACTAAAAGTTTTGTTAGTTACAGTTGTAGCGGCTTACTTTGGAGGTCGTTCATATGAAAAAGGAACTAAAATAAAAAACAAGTAATGTCAAGAATATCAACTTACCCGATACAAAGTATAATAGTAGGATCAGACAAAGTAATTGGTACTGACGTATTAAATAATGGTGCAACAAAGAATTTTACTTTTGATGAAATTGCTGTATTTTTAAATACAAACAATAAAATAGAGGCTAATGCTCTTAGGTACCAATATCAAAATTGGAAAACAACTGAACAAAGAAAGTCAGGAACAATATCTTTTTCAGCATCAGATGCAGGCACACCGCCTTTTTCTACTTTAACTTCTTTTATGTTAAGTAAGTTTATGTTAAATTCTTCTATAGATATTTCATCTTATTACACTATACCGCTAGTTGGATCAGTGGTTGTAATATCTCAAGCAGACAATCCTTCTAATTTTGGTTTATACAACTGGAATACAGCAACACAAAATGGCGCTGAGGCAGGTTTTTTTGATATTGGACTTACAATGCTGGTGAGCAATGGGAACCTAATAAAAGATAAAGATTATTTTATATCTTTGCTGACGTACGGAGGTGCAGGAGCAGTAGATAAAAACTTTGTTTTTACTCAGCCAACAAATTTAAATCCTTGGGTAGTAAATCATGGACTTAACAAATACGCAGCAGTATCAGTATCAAGTTCAGCAAACGAGGTGGTTTATGCAGACGTACAGTATAACAGCTTGAATCAGGTAACAATAACATTTAATAGCCCTACCAGTGGTAAGGCATTTTTTAACTAAAAAAAAGAAAATGACAAAATTATTTTTAACAGCAGTATTAAGTTTATTTACAATTATATCATCAGCACAAATGATGGTAACAAGTTCATTAAGTTCTCCAGAAGAGGGGGCTGATTGGGCAATAGAAGATTTAACAGACAACTTAGGATTAGGATATACTATGGATAAGTTTACTGTAGGAGTAATGATGAATGGAGATAACTACGATTTATTTGGAAGATATAGTCTTAATGACAACTTATATGTTTCTGGATTAATGACTGAAGACGATGAAATGTCTTTAGGATTAGGGTATTCTTTAAAAGTTTGGGACAAACTATATATAGAACCATCTTATATGTACAATATGAGCGATGATGCAGAAATGTGTGATGATGAAGGTATGGGTAAAATGGCTGAAGAAGATAAAGGGGAACTCAAACTAAGCTTAACATATAAATTTTAACATAACACAAAAAACAAAAACATGGCAATCAATTTTTTACAAAATGTATCGCTCAATAACACCGAGCTACAAAACTTTAAGGTTCAGAACTTAACTTCTGATCCTTCCGTTACTGGAGAAGGTCAATTAATATATAGAACTGACACTAATCAGTTAAAGTTTTACAATGGATCAAATTGGATTGTTTTAGATTCTAATGCTGGTACAGTAACTTCTGTAGCAGTATCCAGTAATTACTTTACGATTGGAAGTTCACCTATTACAAGTTCAGGTACTATATCTGTTAATATGCCAACTTCTGGTGTAACAGCAGCGACTTATACTCATGCAACGGTAACGGTTAACGCTCAAGGTATTGTAACTTCCGCATCTAGCGGTACAGACCAAATAGGCGTAGCTTCATTTACTAACGCTAACGGAACATTTGTTTCTGCTGGCACAGTAAATTCAACAGCAACAGGAGCCGTAACGATGGGTACTATAGACTTATCTGCTGGAGGAACACCAAGTTCTTCTACATTCTTAAGAGGAGATAACACATGGGCAACAGTTCCAGGAGGATATACTTCATGGACACTTACAGGTGATTCAGGAAGTTTATCTGTAGTTGACGGAACAACAGTAGATTTATCAGGTGGAACTGGAATAGGAACGGCAGCTACAGCGGCAGGATTAACTATAACAAACACAGGTGTTACTTCGGCAGTAGCTGGATCTAATATATCTGTAAGTGGTGCAACTGGAGCGGTAACTATTGCTTATACAGGCCCAACTGGCTCAATGTCTTCATGGACAATGGCTGGGGATTCAGGATCACAAACTATAAGTGACACAAACACTGCAACCTTTACAGGAGGAACAGGTCTTACGACAGCAGCTGCTGCAACAGATGTTTTAACTATATCTCTTGATAATACAGCGGTAACAGCAGGATCTTATACTTCAGGAAACTTTACAGTTGACGCACAGGGTAGATTAACAGCTGCATCAAATGGTGGAGCTGGAACTATGACGTCATGGACTATTGGTTCAACAACTGGATCAAATCAAACAGTTAGTAATGGCCAAGTTGTAGATGTTGTTGGTGGAACATATATTAGCGGCTCTATTGCAGGAACAAGAACAGTAACTTTAGCTCACGATACTACATCAAGAAGCGATACTACTAGTACGGGTTCTCCAGGATCGGCAGGAACATTTACAGCGGTTGACTCTGTAACTACAAATAGTACAGGTCACATAACAGCTTTAAATACTAAGACTGTAACAATGCCAACATCACCTACTGTATACAGTGGATGGTTATTAACTGGAGACAGTGGTACATCGGCAAACGTAACAGCAGGTTCAACAGCTACATTCCAAGGAGGAACAGGTATTACTACAAGTTCTAATGGATTTATACTTGATATACAAAATGATGGTGTATTAAGTAATACAGGAGGAACGGGTATATCTATTAGTGGAGCAACAGGAAATTCTACAATAACAAACACAGGTGTTACTTCAGCGGTTGCTGGATCTAACATTAGCGTATCATCGGCAACAGGGGCAGTAACAATAGCGTACACAGGAGGAACTGGAACAATGAGTTCATGGACTTTAGCGGCAGACAGTGGCTCAAGTCAGTCTATAACTGATGGTAACACAGTAACAATACAAGGTTCAGTTGGAATTGACACGGCTGTTAGTGCAACAGATGACGTAACAATTAACTTAGACTTAAACGAGTTAACTACAACAACTACATGGACTTCAGGTTCTGATTTCTTAGCTGTAGTAGACGGAGGAGCAAATCGTAAAATCTTATCAGGTAACATTCCAATTAATGATTGGGGTAATGCGGACGGTGCTGTTAATATGGGTAGCAATCAAATAAACGCACTTTCAAACGGAACTTCTGGAACAGACGCAGTTAACTTAAATCAATTAAATGCAGCTGTAATTGGATTATTAGACTTCAAAGGAGGATTTAATGCTTCTACTGGTGCAATCGTAGGTGGAGGAAACTTAACTGTAGGTGCTGCGAGAGTAGCGATTGCAGTCGGTGATTTCTATGTTGTAACAGTAGCGGGTAATTTCTTCGGAGATGCATCAGAGCCTTTAGAAATTGGAGATCAGGTTATTGCTCAAGACGCAGCAGTAGCTGGTGCTTCGGTAATTACAGACTTCGTAACAGTACAGGCGAATATTGATATAGCAACTACTACTACAGTAGGTTTAGTAAGTGTTCCAACATCAGGAGGTATTAATGTAAGTGGGGCAGGAGCAATTAGCTTAGACTCAGGAGCAAACACTACTTCGGGTTCTGCAACACAAACATCAGCTATTACTACTAATGCTTATGGACAGGTTACAAGTCAGTCAAGTACAACTATTGCAATACCAGCCTCTCAAATAACAGACTTCTGTGCGGCGGTTACAACTTGTATTGGAAACAATCATAATGCTGTAGCTAACATTGGAAATGCTAGTGCTACAACTTATGCTGTAACTCATAATTTAGGAACAAGAGATGTTATGGTTCAGTGTTACAGAAATGAATCTCCTTATGACAATGTAGAATTACAGGTTGACAGAACATCTACAAGTGTAGTAACACTATCAACGGTAGAGCCTTTAGGAACTAACGAGGTTAGAGTGTTGATTACAGAAATACTTTAATAAAAACTACATATACGAATTAGATTATTAGCAAAACGCTTTTAATTTAATTCGTATATTTGTTAAAAATAATTATAAATGGCAAATTGGACTGCAAATTCAAATGCGGATGACAATGTATACATAAGTTTTGGAGGAAATCAAAGTTCTCCAGATCCAGGGGATTTTAAATTTTTTCATGAAGCACTTGCTGGAGTTTCTAAGTTTAATGTAATTTCAACTTTACGTTCAAGCGGAGTTGATGATAAGCCTGTATTTTTTGAAACTCAAGAATTTAGACTACAAGCACTTAAAACAACAATGGTTAGTGGTAACATTACACCTGGGACGGGTGATAAGGGGTTGGTATGGTTATACTCAGCAGTCGGTGATAGTAAAATAGAATTATATGCAAATGACTCTGTAAAACTTACAACTAAATCTTACGGTGTTCTTATAAATGGCGAGTTAGAATCTACTACGCTAGATGTAAATGGCGCTGCAAATATAGATGGTCTTCTTGACGTTAACACAGGTAGTGCAAATCAAGTAGCAATATTTCAAAGCACAGATGATAAGGCTTTTATAAGACTTATAGATGACAATACAGACACACATTTAATTTCTAAAGACAATAAGTTTTCAATAGGCGAAACGATTACTGATTATGATAATTTTAAAGTTGATATATCAAGCGGTAATGTTGAAATGGCTGGAACCGCAACAATTAATAATATAACTAATGCTGGTACAGATACGGATGTGTTTTTAGTGTCTGCTAGTGGTGTTGTTAAATTCAGAACAGGTGCTGAAGTAAGAAGTGATATAGGCGCTGGAACAGGAGATGGAACGGTAACAAGTGTAGCAGCATCAACAGCTGGAGACGCTTTAGATGTAACTGTTACAAATTCTACTACAGCAGCATCCTTAGCTTTTGATTTTGCAGGTAATAATACTCAATATATAAATGGGGCTGGTAATTTAACAACGCTTCAAACTATACCTACGGTTGGAAATGGTACATTAACGGTTCAGGGCACTGGTGTTTTAGGTGGGTCAGGAACATTTACCGCCAACCAATCAGGCGCTACAACTATATCTGTAACTCATGATAATTCAGGAGTAACCGCTGCATCTTATACTGCGGCAACTATTGCAGTAAATGCATCGGGACATATAACGTCTGCTTCAAGCAACACAATACCTGCGGCAGCAAACAATGCAACTATTACCATTGCTGGTGCTGATGGTATTCGTATAAATGCTGGTGCTTCTGGTAACTTTACAACTGACCAGTCTGTTGCTGAGACTATAACAGTTACAATGGACTATGCAGGTACAGACAATTTTATATTAGGAAGTGTAGACGCCACTGGTACAGCTATACAATCAACAGATAAGATAATATATAGTGATGTAGGAAATGATGATATACAATTTGGAAATGTAAGTGATTTACCGTTTGATAACTCAGGAGGCACAATGTCAAGCTGGAATTTAACTGGAGATAGTGGAGGATCGGCTCAGATTGATCAAGGAGAAACTGTTGATATTGCTGGAGGTACAAATATAACCACTTCACGATCATCTAACACTGTTACCATAACTAATGATATAACAGACAATAGTCAGTTAACTAACGGAGCAAATTATTCTACAACTACAGGTACCGTAACAGGAACTGGAGTTTCAACAAGATTAGCTTTTTGGAGTGGAACAAGTTCTTTATCAAGCGATGCAGGATTAACATATAATAACGCAACAGATGCTTTAACGGTAGCTGGGGCTGTAACATGGAGTGGTGGTGGATCAACAGAGTCTAATTCTGCCTATGACAACATGATTACAAATTTTACTGACTCAGGCTCTTCTACAATAACACTAACACTTACACAACAAGATGGTGGTACTTTAACTACATCTTTTGGTAATCCGCAAGGAACTGTTACTGAGGTAGGAATATCTCATACAGGTAATGCTTTTTCCGTTAGCGGAACTCCAATAGGTTCAAGTGGAACTTTGGCTATTGATATGCAAGGAACCTCATCTCAGTATGTTAATGGAGCGGGAAATCTTATTACTTTTCCACAAATTCCTTCTTCAGCAAACAATCCAACAATTACACTATCTGCTGGAACAGGATTAACAGGAGGTGGATCTTTTACTCTTAATCAGTCTGGTGCAAGTACAATTACTTTTAATGCTTCTAATAATGGAACAGTAACTTCAGTAGGTACTGGAACTGGATTAACTGGTGGAACGATTATAGGAGCAGGAACTATATCTGTAGATAGTACAGTGGTTCTTACAAACAACACACAGACAATATCTGGAGACAAAACTTTTTCTAACCCTATAGTTGCAAATAGCGATATAGATATGGAGTCGGGTGGAGATATTTTACTTTCAGCCACTTCAAATATTCAAGTAGACGGTGATTCTGGTGTAGGAAAGTTTTTAAAAAGCGTTTCTACTGGATTGGCCTGGACTACAGTTTCGACAAGCTCTGGAACTGTTACTTCGGTTTCAGCTGCAAATCCTACTACTGGTGGAGCGGTTGGTAATCCTCTATTTATTTCAGGATCAACAACAGTAAATCCAACAGTAAATTTAGTTCAAGCCAATATAACACAGACTGCTGCATCAACATCAACGACTGGTGGTGTATCAAAAGGAACTTGGAACGCTAATACTCAATTAAATAAAACAGCAGTTCAAGATCATAGTTATCAAGGAGAAGTAGTTTATTTTGGTAGTGCTGGAACACTAGCACAAGGAAAACTGTATAATTATGTCGGCGGTGACTGGGCTGCTACAGATGCAGACTTTGTATCAAAATCTCAGGGTTTACTAGCTATAGCTCTTGGAACAACACTAGCGGCAGGAATGCTTACAAGAGGAATGTATACTTTAAGTTATAATCCTGCTTTAGCTGATGGTGATATATTATATTTATCCCCAACAGAAGGACAAATGTATTACGAGCCACCATCAGGATCACAAGATGTTGTAAGAATAGTAGCAACATCGCTTGATTCTTCTAACGGTCAAATATTTTTTCACCCAGACAATACATTTATTGAATTAGATTAATATGGCAATATCAAAATTAAACACGATATTGTATTCAGGGATTGATGAAATAAATACAATTCCAGTAGCTGGTATTGATCAAATAAATACAGTAGACGCTCCTTCAGGTTTTGCTACAGACTATTCTTTAAGTTTAAACGGAACTAATCAATATGTTAATTTAGGGACTTTAACTAATTCAGTTTTACAGCCAACGCAATCATCTATAAACACCACTGGATTTACTATGAGCGCATGGGTTTATTTTCCTACGGGATCACCAACAGACTATGTTATTAATTTAGGTCAAAGTGGAACTAATAATTATTATGGTTTAAAAATAAATGTAAACACCAGTAGATATGTAGTGGTTCATGTTATGGGATTAAATGGTTCAACACCAGGAGCAGGAACAAACAACAGGAACTCTATAAGAACATCATCAACAATACCAAATAATTCATGGAAACATATAGCAGCGGTATTTCCAATAGGATCAATGGGGTCACCTATGACTCGTACAAGTTGGAAAATATATATTAACGGTGTTGAGCAAAACATTGGAGCACTTTCAGGAAATCAAAACATGAATTTAGCCTACACAGGCACATCACAAATAGGCGCTCAAATAAGAACTTCTGCTCAAAACTTTTATTCAGGACAAATAAACAACACAGCTGTTTGGGCTCAGGCACTAACAACAAGTAATTTAGCTGCCGTATATAATAGTGGAACACCAATAGACTTAAGCACTAACGCTGGTAACTATACTAATTCAGCTAAATTAATAGCATGGTGGAGATTTAACGAAGGAACTGGAACTTCTTATACTGATAGTGACAATGGTCAGTTTACTGGTGCAGGAGTAAATACACCTACTTGGAGTACCAACGTTCCATAATAATTATTTTAAAAAAAATATGTATCTTTGTTAAATTAATAATCTTAAAAATATAATCAAATGGATAAAAAAGTAAAAAATCTTTCAGAAGAAGAATTAACATTATTGCAGGGATTACAGCAGGAATTTAATACTGTAAAAATGCAGCTAGGAGATACTGTTCTACAGCAACACCAGCTTATGGAAAAAGTAGCAGATGTAAAACAAAAATTTGCTGTTCAAGAAGTTAAGCTTATGGAAATATACGGTAAGGATGCTGTTATTAATTTAGAGAACGGAGAAGTTACTGAAAAAGAAAAAGAAGAAGCTAAGTTAGAACAAGTAAAATAAAAATGATCCCCTATGGCTAAAATAAAAAATACTACCGCTTACCCAACAGTAACGCCTTCCACAAGTGACTTAATAATTGGAACTGACGTTAATGATAACAATAAGACGGTAACATTTCTAGTCGGAGCATTAGGGGGTGGAGTAGCAGTAAACCAAGATTTAGATTCAGTATTAGGTGTGGGGAATACCTCATTACTTAATATTGAACTAAATGGTAACGCCTCAGCGTTAGGGTCTAGTATATCAGTAATAGATATATTTCCAACTACTATATCGGCTGGAGGTCTAGGCAGCCATGGTTCGGCTGGGCAAGTATTAAGTTCTACGGGAACTGGTTTAGCATGGGTTAATGCGACAGGAGCAACTCAGTCTTGGAATGATACATTAGCTATAAGCCCGATAGCAACAGCAAATCCTGTTTTAACAGGTATATTTACTTTTAACACTGGAGGAGGATTAGACTTAAATGGAACATCTTATTTAAATGTAAGAGGACTATCTAGGTTTTATAATACTGTAACTATTGATGACGGTGTACCAGTAGATTTTAGCACAACATCAAAAATACTTATAAATAGTGCGGCGGGAACAGCAGGACAATTTTTAAGCGCAACCGCAACAGGAATGCAATGGTCAAGTGCATCAACAATTACATCGCCTACCTTACAACAAGTAGTGGATACAGGAAATACATTATTAGACAGTAGTATTGTATTTACAGGAACGGGCGGAATAAGCCTTACATCAACCAACACTATAACGGGTCAAGGAGTAATAAATTTAAACGGAAACGGAACCCCAACATCATCTGCAACATACGGAAGAATTATAATGTCTCAAGGCTCAATTAGTTTAGCAGGAGCTAATAATCAAATACTTTTAGGAGGAAGTGCGGGAACGTCAGGTCAGGCTTTAGTTTCTAATGGGCCTTTTATAACTCCATCATGGCAAACAATATCAGGATCAAGCGCTACTTTACAGCAAGTATTAGATAACGGAAATACAGCTACACAAAACATGACTCTAACTGGAAATATTACTATTCAGGGAGGAGGATTGTTATTAGGTTCAAATGCATACATACAGCTAAATGGGGATAGAGGAATTTTAGGGCAAGTGCTTTCATCAGGAGGCCCAGGAGGGTTTCCAACATGGGTGTCCGCAGGAACTGGAACTGTAACGGCGGTAAATGTAACTGACACAACTTATTTAGATATGTCAGTAGATGTGTCAACTCCATCAACTCCATCTTTATCTACTGCTTTAGTTACAACAGGACAGATTACAACAGGCCCAGGTGGACTGACTCAAGCTTTTTATGTAGACGATGTAACAGGAACCAATTATTCAATAGGATCTGGCCTAGCAACTGTTGCGACAGTAGGTTCGGGATCTGGAATAGTAGTTACTATTATTAGTACGGTTGCTGGAAGTATTACTTTAGCTAATTTAGCTTTTGTTTCAGGAGGATCAGGTTATGCGGCTGGAGACAAATTTCAAATAACTCAAGTAGGATCAGATAATAATTGTATTATTGAGGTAGACGATATAGCGACAGGAACTTTTTACGATCAAACAGGAAAATTCTCAAAACCTAAAGGAGCTGATTGGGATATAACAGTAACCAACATAGGTAGTGCAATGGTTATTACAAATTCAGATGGAGTCAATTCTAGCTTTTTTACATTACAAGGTGGTGGTAATGCGGTATTTAATAACGCTGGTAATAATAATATAGAATTATCTGTTACTGGTTCTGGTACTGGAAGTGTACAAAGTATATCTTTAACAGACTCAACAGCTACGGTTGGAACGGCAATTACTACAAGTGGGTCATTTACATTCTCAGAACAAGCTGCAACATCTACATACTTAAGAACAACATCTGCTGTTAGTGGTCTAGGAATAACATTAAGCACAGAAACGCCTACTATACAGGCAGTTGCAACAGTTGGAGCAACTTTACTAAACACAGCTTTAACAATACAAAACGGAAACGGAACTACAAATAATGCATTTGTTTTAGGAACAACGGCAGCGCCATCAGTAGCGACCGCAGGACAAGTTTTAGCTTACAATAGCACAGGAGGTGGTTACATGGAATGGGTTGCTCAGACAGGTGGAGGTAATATGACTTCTTGGGATCTCACAGGAGATACGGGTGGTACTGCCACAGTTTTAGATGGAGAGACAGTAAATATAGTTGGAGGAACTGGCATTGACACAGTAAGCACAGCAGGAACAAGAACAATTACTATAAATGCTACTGGAACAACTTTAACATCAGCTGGAAATGCAAATTCAGTAGTTGGAACTAACAATGCTTTAACTGTAACATTTGTATCTGGATCAGGCGCAGGATATGTTGCAAATAACTATTACCCTACAACAGCGCAAGTTGTTACAATCGGTTCAGCTACAGGACTTATAGTAAGAGTTATAAGTGTAGACGCAACGGGTGGTATAACAGGTGCTTCGGTATATGGTGGCGGTAAAGACTGGACAGTAGGAGATATTCTTACGGTAAACTTTGGAACTTCTTTAGCAGCTCTAACAGTTGCGTCTGTTGGTACAACAGAAACAGTAACAACAACATGGAGGGGATTGTCAGGAAAAGATGTATATTCTACATCTTCAAATTTTGATATACGAAACTTAGGACGTTTTGAAAACAACATAACATTATATTCTAGTGATATTGAAGAAATAGTATCTACAGGAGTTGGTACTTTTACTGATCCAATTTTAAAAATAGGGGCTGGAACAGTAGGAGCATTACAACCCTTCAATGGTATTAGCCTTTTGGTTATGGGAGGACATACTCTTGGGTTAGTGTCAAATACAACAACTAATATAAAAATAGGGGCAAGAGGTACTAACTGGGACTATTCTGATGTGCTTTGTGAGGATAATATAGGGATAGGTCAGGATGCTAACCTATCATTAACTACAGGATTTCAAAATACAAGTATAGGAGAACGAGCCAATTTTAATAATCAAACAGGTTCACTTAATATTGCTATTGGGCGAAAGTCTCTTGAAACTTCAACTGGTGCAAGTGGTAATGTAGTTATAGGAAATCTTGCTGCTCAGAACGCATTACCAGCTGGCGATATTATAATTGGAGGTCTTGCGGGTAGATATTTAAGTAATCCTACAAATGATCCTGCACAAATTAATAGTCAATCAAGAGTTATAATTGGTGGATCTGCAATGTTAGGAGACGCTACTTTTAAGCATGAACAAAATTTAGGTGACGTTGCAATAGGACATAGTGCAAAAAAGTTTAAAGCATCAACAGCTACTTCAGGCGAGGGTAACGGTATATATATCGGTGCTAATTGTGCTAAAGGTAATAATAATTTCCGTTCTAGTGGAAATAGTAGAAATCATGTAGTTATAGGTGATTCCGCTATGGCTAATGGAGGTGCTAGTGCAAGAGAAGGACAAATAGCTATAGGCTCCCGTTCTTCTATAGGTAATTCAACTATAGAAACAGAAACTTATAATACCTCTATATATGGTATTGCAATAGGAGTCGAGTCTGAAGGTGATGCTAGTGTTTACCAAAATATAACTAGATCTGGACAGGGAAATATTGCTATTGGTTATAGATCCGCAGGAACAACTGGATCAACTATAAGCGGCGGTACAGTTGCTATTGGATCAAGATCGTTAGCTGAAGGTTCTGACTCTATTGCAATAGGTACTGATGCAACAGCAGGAGATGCAGGAGGATCAAAAGACGATGGTATTGCTATTGGTAATGCAGCCTCATCTAAATTTTTAGGAGGCGTAGCATTAGGTGCTGGGGCAACTACAACTGATGCAAATCAGTTTGCTATTGGATCATCTACAAATGCCGTAGGTACTATAACTGTTGCGCCACCAGGAATAACTACTACAACATGGACAATAAAAATAAATGGAACAGATTATAAGATTCCAATGTATCTTGCATAAAATTAAATTAAATGAAAGTAGAATTAAATGAAGACTCTATTAAAAATATTAACCGACTATTAAATTCTTTACCAATAAGCACACTTGCTATTGTAGAAGAAATAACAGCTGAGATTAATAAAGGTTTAGTAGAGGAAAAATAAAATAAAATGGATATTAGAAAAATTTCTATTGGATCTGATTATAAGTCAGGTTCAATGCACTATATAGTAAATCAATTAGTTTTAGGAGGTGACTATAAAATACACTTAATACAAGCTAGCGAAGAATCGCAATCATATAAACTTTGGGTTATTAAAAACGAAGAGGTTGTTATTTGGAAAGAATTTATGTTTACCCTTCCAATTACTTTAGAATACAATATTAATTTTTAATGAGGTCGGTACACTCGTTTATTGTAGAGCCTGTTAATAATAGGAGATACGATAATATAAAAAAAATTAATGACTTAGATTTCATTACAAGTGTATCTGAAGAAGACCACATGGCTTCTAACAGGTATGGCGTTGTTAAAGAATTACCTTTAGGATATAAAGGAGAAATAGAAAAAGAAGATATTTTATTAGTTCATCATAACGTTTTTAAATTTTATAACGATATGTATGGCAGAAGAAAAAGCGGTAAAAGTTTTTTTAAAGACAACTTATTTTTTGTAGATCCAGATCAATTTTTTTTATACAAACACAATAATATTTGGAAAGCACATGGCAAGTATTGTTTTATTAAGCCCATAAAACCAAAAGATTGTTTTTTAGAAAAGGGTGGTAAATACGAAAGACTACAAGGAACTATTAAATATATTAATGATGAGCTAGTAAGTCTAGGTGTTTCTGTGGGAGATACTATTATATTTACACCAGAAAGTGAATATGAATTTACTGTAGAGGATGAATTACTTTACAGAATGTTTACAAATAATATAACAACAATATTGCAAAATGGATAGTAAAGAATTAAAAATGCAAATAATAGATGCTGGTAAAAAAGCAGTTAGTCAATTAATAAAAGTTGCAAGAGAAGATATAATTAAATTTGATTCTGAAGATGAGTTAGCTGCTGATAGATTAAAAAACGCAGCAGCTACAAAAAAATTATGCATTATGGATGCTTTTGAAATCATAAAAAAAATAGAAGAAGAAAAAAACTTATTAGAAGGTAATCATATAGAAAACAAAACACAAACACCAAAAGGATTTGCAGAGTCAAGGTCAAAATAATATTTATACTGTTGTAAAAAATTACATTCCTAAAAATGTAATGGCTACAAAAAATAGAGCTAAGACTTGGCTTTACGGTTATAATGAAAAATATGATCTTATAATTATTTCTAAAGACGGAACTTTAGGAGAGGTTTATGAAATAAGTAATGTAAAAATAGGATTGCCAAAACATCCTGATAAGTTTGAAAATGACGATAAGAAAAAAGAAAATCAAGTTTGGGAATCAAAAGAAATTCCTAAAGTTTTAAAAAGAATACAAACTATATTTCAATGGCATGAAGCACCGCCTAATTTTAAAAGTCAATGGGTAGACTATATAGAAAGTGAATTTGACAAAAGAGAACAAGGACATTGGTTTAAAAACAATGGAGCTCCAACATATATTACTGGAACTCATTATATGTATTTGCAGTGGACAAAAATTGATGTAGGGCATCCTGACTTTAGAGAAGCAAATAGAATTTTTTATTTATTTTGGGAGGCCTGTAAGGCAGACAAAAGAAGTTTTGGAATGTGTTATTTAAAAATTAGACGTTCAGGGTTTTCTTTTATGAGTTCTTGCGAAGGAGTTAACCAGGCTACTATAACAAGAGATGCTCGTATTGGAATACTTTCTAAAACAGGAGCGGATGCAAAAAAAATGTTTACAGATAAAGTTGTTCCTATATCTAACAATTACCCTTTCTTTTTTAAACCTATTCAAGATGGTATGGATAAGCCAAAGACTGAATTAGCTTATAGGGTTCCTGCATCTAAGATTACTAAAAAAAATATGTATGACATTGGTAATGAGGAGCTTGACGGACTAGACACAACTATTGACTGGAAAAACACTTCAGATAACTCTTATGATGGTGAGAAGCTACAATATTTATTACATGATGAAAGTGGAAAATGGGAACGACCTGAAAATATTTTAAATAACTGGAGGGTAACAAAAACTTGTTTGCGTTTAGGTAGTAAAGTTATTGGAAAATGTATGATGGGGTCTACATCAAATGCTTTAGACAAAGGGGGAAAGAATTTTAAATCATTATTTGAAGATTCAGATGGTGGAAAAAGAAATTCAAATGGACAAACTAAATCAGGATTATACAATTTGTTTATTCCTATGGAATGGAATTTTGAGGGGTATATAGATAGATATGGTATGCCAGTTTTAGAGACTCCAGAAAAACCAATTATGGGAATTGATGGCGAAAAAATTACTACTGGCGCTATAAATTATTGGACAAATGAAGTAGACTCATTGTCTCAAGATCCTGATGCATTAAATGAATTTTACAGACAGTTTCCTAGAACAGAGTCTCATGCATTTAGAGATGAAAGTAAGCAGTCATTATTTAATTTAACAAAAATATATCAACAAATAGATTATAATGATTCTTTAATTATAGGACAACACGCAACTAGAGGATCATTTTCTTGGGCGAACGGAATTAAAGACACTAAGGTTATATTTAACCCAAATAAAAGTGGTAGATTTTTAGTAACTTGGACTCCAGGAGCACAACTACAAAATAATGTTATTGTTAAAAACGGAAACAAGTTTCCAGGTAACGAACATTTAGGAACTTTTGGGTGTGACTCGTATGATATTTCTGGGGTTGTAGTGGGTAAAGGATCTAATGGGTCTTTGCATGGCTTGACAAAGTTTAGTATGGAAGAAGTTCCTCCTAATCACTTTTTTTTAGAGTACATTGCTCGACCACAAACAGCAGAAATATTTTTTGAAGAAGTATTAATGGCTTGCGTTTTTTACGGAATGCCAATTTTATGTGAAAATAATAAACCAAGATTATTGTATCATTTTAAGAATAGAGGGTATAGGGGTTTTAGTATGAATAGGCCCGACAAAAGATTTAACAAACTATCTAAAACTGAAAGAGAGTTAGGTGGTATTCCTAATACATCTGAAGATGTTAAGCAGTCTCACGCATCAGCTATTGAATCTTACATAGAAAAATACATTGGTTTAGACTTTAGTGGAACGTATAGAGATTCAGATGATATGGGAGATATGTTTTTTCAACGTACATTAGAGGATTGGGCAAAGTTTGATATTAGTAATAGAACTAAGTTTGATGCTGCTATAAGTTCAGGTTTAGCTATAATGGCTAATCAAAAGCATCTATACACACCGACTAAACAAAATTCAAAAATAAGTATTAACTTTGCAAGATATAACAATAAGAGTTCCCTAAGTCAAATAATAAGATAATGGAAAAAGTTTCTATAGATATTAAATCAGCAACATTTCCTGACCAATTTGCGCCTGATTCAGAAAAAAAAACTAAAGAGTTTGGATTAGTAGTAGGCCAGGCAATTCAGTACGAATGGTTTAGAAAAGAAGGAGTAAATCAATGCAGGTTTTATAGTCAATGGTTAGAGTTCAATCGTTTAAGATTATATGCTAGAGGCGAGCAGTCTGTTGCTAAATATAAAAACGAATTAGCTGTAGACGGAGACTTATCATATTTAAATTTAGATTGGACACCTGTTCCAATTATTCCAAAGTTTGTAGACATTGTGGTTAATGGAATGAGCGATCGTTTGTTTAAGGTAAAAGCATACGCACAAGACGCTATGTCTTCTGAGAAAAGAGGAGAGTTTCAGCAGATGATTGAGACTAATGTAATAGCAAAACCGTTATTTAAGCAGATAGAAAAAGATTTTGGGATGGATGTTTTTCAAGTTAATCCAGAAGAGTTGCCAGAAGGTGATTTAGAATTGGAGCTGTATATGCAAATGAATTACAAGCCAGCTGTTGAGATAGCAAATGAAACAGCAATTAACACTTTGTTAGAAGAAAATCATTATGATCAAGTTCGTAAAAGATGTGACATGGACTTAATGACTATTGGTATATCTGTATGTAAACATCAGTTTTTATTAGGTAGCGGAATTGATATTCAATATGTTGACCCTGCTAATGTTGTATATAGTTACACAGAAGATCCTTATTTCAAAGATTGTTTTTATTGGGGAGAAATTAAAACTATTCCTATTACTGAAGTTATAAAAATTAATCCAGATTTAACTCAAGATGATATGGCTGAGATATCTAAATACAGCCAATCATGGTATGATTATTATAATGTAGCACAAATGTATGAGAACAGTTTGTTTTCTAAAGACACTGTTACTTTAATGTATTTTAACTACAAGTCAACTCAAAGTTTTGTGTATAAGAAAAAACAAACAGCTGACGGTAATTACACTACAGTTGCAAAAGACGATGAGTTTAATCCTCCACAAGAAATGATGGACGAAGGAAACTTTGAAAGAATAGAAAAAAGAATAGATGTTTGGTATGAAGGAGTTATGGTTATGGGTACTAACATTCTTTTAAAATGGGAGTTAGCTAAAAACATGGTACGTCCTCAGTCAGCAAGTCAGCACGCTATGCCTAATTATGTTGCAACTGCACCAAGAATGTACAAAGGAAATATAGAATCATTAGTTAGAAGAATGATTCCTTTTGCTGATTTAATTCAGCTTACACATTTAAAGTTACAACAAGTTATTTCTAAGGTAGTGCCTGATGGTGTCTTTATAGATGCTGATGGAATGAATGAGGTTGATTTAGGAACTGGAAACGCTTATGATCCATCTGATGCTTTAAGGCTTTACTTTCAAACAGGTAGTGTAGTTGGAAGAAGTTACACTCAAGACGGAGAGTTTAATAATGCAAGAGTTCCAATTACTCAGCTTACTTCGTCTAGCGGGTCACAAAAAATGCAAATGCTTATTGGAAACTATAATCATTACATGGATATGATTAGGCAAGTAACTGGTCTTAATGAGGCTAGAGACGGATCTACACCTGACGCATACTCATTAGTTGGTGTTCAAAAATTAGCTGCTTTAAATTCAAATACAGCAACTCGACATATTTTAGAGTCTAGTTTATATTTAACTAAAACTTTAGCAGAAGCATTGTCAATAAGAACAGCGGATGTATTAGAATATTCTGATTTTGCTGATGAGTTTGCAATGCAAATTGGAAAATACAATGTAGGAATTTTAGATGATGTTAAAAATTTATACCTATATGACTTTGGTATATTTATAGAAATGTCTCCAGATGAAGAACAAAAAGCTATGTTAGAACAAAACATTCAGGTAGCTTTATCAAAAGGAGGAATAGACTTAGAAGATGCAATTGATATAAGAGAAATTAAAAATATCAAAATGGCTAATCAACTTTTAAAAGTTAAGCGTAAGCAAAAACAAAAACAAGAGCAGCAGCAAAAAGCACAGGAGATGCAAATGCAACAGCAGAACAATATGCAATCACAACAAGCAGCTGCACAAATGGCTATGCAAAAAATTCAAATGGAGACTCAGTCTAAGATGCAAGTAAAACAAGCTGAAATAGGATTTGAAATAGAGAAACTTAAAAACGAGGCTGCATTAAAAGAACAGTTAATGTTGACAGAGTTCCAATTCCAAATGCAATTAAAAGGCATGGACGAACAATCTATAAACAATAGAGAACAGAATAGAGAGCAGGCTAAAGATAAAAGAATTACTCAACAGTCTACACAGCAATCTCAAATGATAACTCAAAGAAAAAATAATTTACCACCTATTACTTTTGAGTCTAATGAAGACAGCTTAGATGGGTTTGATATGGCTGAATTTGACCCAAGATAAATAAATAAAATTACACTAACTTTGTATAAATAAAATTAAATAAAATGGAAATTAAAGTAAAGGAAGTTACAAAAGAAGAAAAGTCAATACAACAAATTGAACAAGAGTTACTTGCAAAACATGAAGAGAAATATGAAAATGCAACAAGTGCTAACAAAACAGAATCAGTAGAAACTCCTGTTAGCGAGGAAACTCCAGTAGCAGAAGAAAATATTGTAGAAGAAAAACAAACTCCATCGTCAGAGTTAAATGACGAAGACGTTCTTACATATATAAAAAAAAGATATGATAAAGACATATCTTCAGTAGATGAATTGTTTGCGCAAACAAAAGACAATGACGATTTACCTGAAGATGTTTCAGCATATCTAAAGTATAAAAAAGAAACAGGCCGAGGTATTGAAGATTTTTATAAATTACAAAAAGATTTTAATGCCATGGATTCTGATCAACTACTAGCTGAATATTATGGAGCGACTGAAGATGGTTTAGACGCGATAGATGTTCAAGATTTAATTGATGATAACTTTGGTTATGAAGAAGATTTAGACGAACCAAAAGCTATTAAAAAATTAAAACTAGCTAAAAAAAGAGAACTTGCGAAAGCGAAGAAATATTTCGATGACCAGAAAGATAAATATAAAGCTCCTCTTGAGTCAAGTGGGGGTGGGTTATCTGAGACAGACAAAGAAAGTTTGACAGCTTATAAGAGTTACATAGAGGAATCTAACACTGCTAAAGAAGCAAACGCAAAAAGGTATGATTACTTTCTCAAGAAAACCGATGAGGTTTTTAACAACGAATTTAAAGGTTTTGAGTTCAAGGTTGGAGAAAAAGATTTTACCTATAAACCTGGAGATGCTACAGAATTAAAAAATCGTCAGTCCGATGTAAATACATTTTTAAATAAATACATGGATAACGATGGTTTAATGAAGGATGCATCTGGCTACCATAAAGCATTGTCAATGGCAATGAATCCAGACAAATATGCTAAGTTTTTTTATGACCAAGGGGTTTCTGATGCTGTAGATAATGTTTCTAAAAAATCAAAAAACATTAATATGGACATTAGACAATCTCAACAAAGCGTTTCAAAAGATGGTAGCGGAATAAGAGCCGTACAATCATCTAATGACAATGGAAGAGGACTCAAAATTAGAAGTTTAAAACGAGTATAAATAATAAAAAAT